GCGCGGCTGCAACCTCGCCGTGGCAATGCTCGGCGAATGAGCACATCTTGCAGGGGAACTTGTCCTTGCTCTCCGCGATCTTCTCGGGCGGCTCGGTCGCGTCGATCAACCGCTGCGCCCGCTCAATCAGCGCGACAGCCGCATCGCGGTCGTAATGCACCCACTCGGAATGCACATCGTCGTTGTCCTTGTTGACCGCAAGATACAGCGCACGATCCAAGTCCATTAGATGCATGTAGACTTGCATCTGAGCGTAGTGCTGCGGCTTGGACTGCTGCACGCCCTTGCTAATCAGGGCCGTAAAAGACTTGTGGTTGTGCGTCTTGAACTCCAGCACGCAAGGTGCTTTGCTCTCCGGCACGCCCTGCGCCACACCGTCCAGACTCCCGCCGAAATGACCGGCGCAGGCTGTCACGCGGAACTGGTCGCCCGTCTGCGGATCAGTCGCCCATACCTTCGCGCCAATGCCTTGCAGTTCCTCCAGCAGCCTCAGTTCCTCGCGTTTGCCGGTGTCGAACAGGCGCAAGATTCGGCCCGGAAATCTGGGCGGTCGCGCCCAGCGCCAGGTGTTCCAGATGTAGCGGCTGCACTCATGCCCGATAATGGAAGCCCCCATATGGGGGCGGTGTTCCTGCGGCTTGCTCTCGTACCAGCGGACGATTGCCGCGCTGGTCGTGTTCTGCGGGGTTGGCAGTTCCATCGTGTCCTCGTTAGGGTGGGGCGATCTGTACGCCACTACAGACTCATCGCGCATCGGGAGGAGAACCTGCGCTCACCGGGCTTCCGGTCGCCCCGTAATCAGATTACTGCCAGGGCCGTGCCGCAGCGGGCTTGGGCTGCGCGGCAGGACGGGCAGGAGCGGCCTGCGCGGCAGGCGAGTAGCCCATGATGCGGTTGCGCTCCGGGTCTTTGCGGTCAATCGCGACCTTCGCCACGAACATCCGGTCGTGCAACTGATCGGTGTCGGTCACGTTGTCCAGCCCAATCGCCATGCACAGGTTGCCCAGCGCGGCTTTGGCAATGTCCTCGGCGGTCTTGTTGGGGTTGCTCACGTTGAACCGCTCCCAATGCTTCCGCCCAGCCGACTTGCCCTCGACCACTTCCATGACGCACTCAAGGTATTCGCCCGTGCCAGCCTTCGTCGGCTTGATGTCGGTGCGCGTGATGATCATGGTGTACTCGCCCGCAGGCAGCGGGCCGTAACCAGGGTTTGCAGGAGCTTCGGCAGCGTTGAAGTTGAATTCCATGTTGACCTCGTTGGGTTGTCAGGCAATCGCCTGAGAAAAAGCCTCCCACGACATCGGGAGGGATTCGGGAAAGCCGTAGCGGTTCTTCGCCATGTAAGCGGGGCGCTCGCTGGTGTACAGCAGCCGCTCGCCCGTCGAGATGCCACGGTTCGCGGTCTTGTTGAAACCGACATCATCTTTCTTGATGACCGTCCTGTAGTTGGCGAACAGCAGCGCATCGACCCACTCGCGCAGGATCGCGTTTGCACGTTCTTGCAGCTTCGGCTGATACCTGTCGTACGGCTCGACTTCGGGAGAGTCGAACCGCTTGATCTGGCAATGAGCCAGCAGGATTACGATCATGCCGCGTTCGTTCCGCAGGTAGTTGAGCGCGGCCAGCACCTCACGCCACCGCTCGCCCACGATCATCGCGCCCTTGCCATACGCAAGTTCTTTCGCATCGTGCGTGGCTTCTACGTCCCGCCAGATCATATGATCCAGCCAGTCCACGCTATCCAGCACGACGGTCTTGAACTGGTGATCCTCCTGCGCCAAGACGGACAGCGCGTCCAGCACATCGCTGGCCTTCTGGCAAAGCGGGAAGTGATCGACCTGCAACGACCCGAGTCCATCCTCGGTGCAGATGAAGATGGGCGACGGTGCGCCCGACGCGAAGGTCGTCTTGCCGATGCCCTCGACCCCGTACAGCATGATGCGGGGGGCGGCGATGCTGGCGTTGCGTTGGATGCTCTTGAGATTGAATGCCATGATTCCTCCTGTGGTGGGAAGCGCACTCTACCCCATGTCTTGCGGTTGGCGCAATGATTCTTTTTGATGCTGGCGCAACGCCCCATAGCGTCCGCCTATTTGCGGCTCGACCCTGCTGGCGTATGCTTGCGATTTCCGCAACACACAGGGCACGCGATCATGCCTATCGAATCCAAGCACTCCATAGAGCCAGCCTATCGCACGATCACGATGCTGGGCGGCAAGACGGCGGTCGCCCGCGAACTCGGGCTGTCGCCTAGCACGGTTTCCCGCTGGTGTACACCCCAGCCCGCAGGCACGGGCGGCAACATCCCAACCCGCTACTGGCGGAACCTGCTGGCGATGGCGAAGCAGCAGAAGATCGAACTGGCCTACACCGACTTGAGCAATCTTTGATGGTAGCCACCATGACGAACTCCGACTTCCTCGCGGAGGTCTTTGGCGACTTCAACCCTGGCGAGTACGCATGGGTCTGCACGTTTGCCGCCTCTCCCGACATGGGAGAGTGGGCCGGACGCCCCTATCGTGGCGAGGCGACGCAGGCCCGCTTGCTCGACGGCGCGGTCGATCTCAATGCCTACTTCTCCTGCGCCGTGTTCTCCGGCTTTGAAGGGCGCGGGTGGGCGCGGACGAAGGGCACGTTCAGCCGCCTCGCAGCCCTTGTGGTTGATGACATTGACCCCGAGTCCGTGCTGGGCGGGTATACATGGTCAATCCAGACCTCCCCCGGCAAATGGCAGGTCGGCTGGGCGTTGGACGCAGACGACCCCGACACCCGCGACTTGGCCCTGATTGACCGCATCATGTCAGCTTTGTCGGCTCGCGGAAAGTTGGGCGGCAACGATTCATCAGGCAACGCGGCCATGCGGTACTGCCGCCTGCCCGTGGGCACCAACACCAAGCCCCGTGCCGCTGGCCCGTGGCGGCACCAACTGAGCGCGTGGTATCCGCAGATCCGCTGGACGCTGGACGATGCCTGCGCGGCTGTCGGGATCAATCTGGACACGCTACGAGGCGTGCAAGTCGAGCGCAAGGCGTCTGCCGCACCCGTCGCCCATGAGGCACTCCAGTCGCTTGTAGCACCTCTGGAAGAGCGTTCCTATCACCAGTCGATCACCTCCCTTGCCGCCAGCATGGTCGGCTCGGGCATGTTCCCTGGCGCAGTCGTTGAATACTTGTATGCGCTCATGGATCTCATCCGCCCAGAAGGCCCGCCCGAGGAAGTCCGGCGGTGGGAAACCCGGCGAGCAGAAATTCCCCGCGCCGTCAAGTCTGCCGAGAAGTTCGCCCCCGAAGAGAGAACAGGCCCGCAGGTTACCGTCAACCTCGCCTCGCCGCCGGAGCGGGTGCAGAATGACCTCTCTGCGCTCGACTGGACGCTGCTGGCGCAGACGCCTCCCGAGGCTCCGACCTTCCTCATTGACGGCTGGCTTCCGCGCAGGACGACGACCCTGCTCGCGGCTAACGGAGGCGTGGGCAAGTCAAACATCGCCTTGCAGCTTGCCGTGGGGCTTGCGACCGGCTCCGAGTGGCTGGGGCTGTCCTGTGAGCGCGTGCCCGTCATGGTCATCTCCGCCGAGGATGAAGCCCGCATCGTCCACTTCCGCGTGTCCAACATCTGCGCGGAGGCGGACGTTAGCCTGCCGTCGCTGCGTGACCAGTTGATCTGCTACGACATGACCGCTCTTGACTGCACGCTCTGGCGCGAGGGGGCGACGGATCGCATGCAATGGCTGGCCGACATCGTGCGCCAGCATCGCGTGGGCGCTGTGATCATCGACAACGCCTCGGACGTTTACGCCAGCAACGAGAATGACCGCTCGCAGGTTCGCGGGTTCCTGCGCTGCCTCAACATGATTGCGGCGGCGACGGACTGCGCTATCCTGCTTCTGGCGCACGTTGACAAGGCATCCGTCCGCATGGGCGCGGGTAACGACACGGATTCCACGTTCTCCGGCTCGACCGCGTGGAACAACAGCGTGCGCTCGCGCTGGGCCATGACGCGGGACAAGGATCGCGTCGTGCTGGCCCATCAAAAATCCAACCTCGGCCCGCAGCAACCCGCCATTGAGGTTGAGTTCGACAACACGGCGAAAGTGTTCCGCCGCTTTGGCGACGTTCCTGGCACCGCCGCTGCTCGCAATGCGCTACGCAAAACCCACCGCACGCAGATTCTGCGGGCGTTCGCGGAGGCTGACTCTCAGGGCGTCCGGGTGGCTACATCAGACCGCGCGCGCATGAACGCAAGGCGGTGGATGGAGCAGGTCGGGATGCTGCCCGACTGTGGCAAGGATGAACTGGAGTCCTTGCTTGCCTGGTGCCGTCGTGATGGGCTGCTGGCAACCGTTGCGTACCAGCAACGCAACGGGGCCAGCAACATGCATCTTGCGATTACAGACGCTGGGCGGGCAGTTCTCGCGCTTGGGTGAGGATTTCGCGCTCGCGTTCAAGCTCCTGCCGCGCCCAGCGGCTTACGATCAAAGCCTCGTAGATGATCTGCTCTGCGACCGTAGTCGCGTGTTCGTAATCCTTCGCCAGCAGCGTGCGATACAATTCCCGCACGTTGCGGCGGAGGGCTTCGTAGTGTCCAGAGTAGTCGTCCATTATGCCACCTTGTTGAACAGGGTTTGTACAGAAGAAATCCGCTCCTGCTGAAGCGGGCCATACTCGGGGTTAAGTTCACATCCTAGATACTTTCGGTCGTGCTGTAACGCAACCTGCGCCGTCGTGCCGCTGCCCATAAAGGGGTCAAGCACAACGTCGCCAGGACGGCTTCCTGCAAGGATGCACGGTTCAATCAGCGCGGGAGGGAACGTGGCGAAGTGGGCGCCTTTGTAGGGTCGGGTGGCGACCGTCCAGACGCTGCGCTTGTTGGCTTTGTCGTATTCCTTGCTGACGTTGCCTGACTTGGTGGCGTGCTTTGAATCGTCGCTGTCCCCATACTTTTTGCCGCCAAAACGAATGCCCTCGCTGCTGACTTTTGCCGGTTCCTTGATCGCCTCGCTGTTGAAGAAATACCGTTCCGACTTGCTCAATAGGAAGATGTACTCATGCGCCTTGGTGCAGCGGTCGCGCACCGACTCGGGCATCGGGTTCGGCTTGTGCCAGATGATGTCCTGGCGCAGATACCAGCCGTCGGCGCGGAGGGCGAAGGCCAGTAGCCAAGGGATGCCGATCAGGTCTTTTGGTTTGAGTCCATCCGGCACACTGCTTCCTTTCCCGCCAACAGATTGTCCGGGACCGTGCTTCGCGCCGCCTTTTGTACTTTCCACCTGATAGCTTCTGTTTGCAGCGTAGCTATCCCCGATATTCAGCCACAGCGTTCCGTCGTCAGCCAGCACATCCCGCACGCATCTGAACACCTCGACCATCGCGGCGATGTACTGCTCGGGCGTTTGCTCCAGCCCGATCTGCCCTTCGTGCCCGTAATCACGCAGGCCAAAGTACGGCGGGCTTGTGACGCACATTTGCGCCTTGACGCCTTCGGCAGCCCATTGGCGCATTGTCTGCCTGCAATCTCCAAAGACGATCATAGGTTACCCACGTTGTAGGGAATCGGCGCACAAGCCGCGACGTTGAACGCGGTCTGCACGTTGGGGGCGGGCTGGAAGTGATACACCATCCAGACCAATGCGGCTTTGAACCCGATAAAGGGCAGCCAGCCGTGCTTCATCAAGCCCGCCATGAGCGGGTTTAGTTCGGTGCCTCCTTTGCTGACGATTGCATAGGTCGTGACCGCATCAACAGCCTGGCACAAGGCGAAAGTCTCCTTGCTGCTGGCGGCTTGCGGCAGGCTGGCGCAGCCGGTGAGGGCGGCGCATAGGGCTAGGGCGGCTAGGGGGCGGGTCATGCTTTGCTCCTTGCGCGGATGGCCTCGCAAATCTCCCGCGCGTTGTTGTCTGAGATGCACAGGCCGGTGACGATGCGGCAGGATTGCTCGCGCTCGGCTTGCGCGACAAGGGCGGCGAAGCGTTGAAGTTCCTTCCAGCACTCGCCGTCGTCATGTTCAACAAAAGGAATGCCGTCGCGGTCAATCGGGAATCCGGATTTCTTCGCCATGCGGATGATCTCGTCTCGGTCGGTCATTTCATCGCCCTCCCAATCTCAGCCGCAGCGCGCACGATGGCTCGGCGGGTGGCGTAACAGTGATCGTTGAGTGAGCCACCTTGCGTCGTCATTGCGATCAACCATCGGCGCATGAACGTCTTCCATCCGAAAAACTGAGCGCAGCGCACCGCCAGCCGCAGCGCATCGCCGTCGTCGGTGAGGGGGTTCCACCATCCATTCCCCCACGACAAGCCTTTGCTGTCGTCTTGCATCATTGGCGCAGGTTTGCCCACCGCCTTCGCGGCGAGTTCCAGCAGTTCGCGGTCGGTCATTTCTTCCTCCTATCAGCCAACCAACACACAGTCCAGAAAGCCGCGAACCCGACATAGGTCGCGCCCAGCGCCGCGCCTAGGGCGGCGTGCTTCAGTCGGTCACGCATGGTCTTGCTCCTTTCGGGCGAGGGCGGTGCGGGCGATTGGTATCGCT